GTAAAGGAAAACCCGCTGGCCTTATGGCTGAAGGGTCTATGGCTTATATGGAATCTATGGGTCAAGAAAAAAATAACTTAATGCAGGATATGCCAATTGATAACAGAGGTGTTAGTCCGATGTCTCCGTATAAAATGGACTACGGTTCTCCTGCTAAAGAAACTGATCCAGATCCAAAAAAGGAAAAAAAAGAAAAGCAATCAGCTAAGGATAAATTTCAAAATGCATATTTAGACAAAGGTGGTGATATAAAAAAATTGAAAGAAGTTACTAATCGTGTTATAGACGAAAAAGGAAATGTTAGAGCAAATCCAGGTTCTATTAGAGAATATGACGAAACTGTTAAGTAAATGAAAAAAATTCTTCAATTTATAACTGGAGGTCTCATCAAGGATATAGGTCAAGTAATAGATGATCTAGTAACTACAGATGAAGAAAGACTTGCGGCTAAACAAAAAGTTGAAGAATTATTAGAGCAAGCTGATAAAGATGCTCAAGACCAGGTAACAGCGAGATGGGAGTCGGATATGAAGTCCGATTCCTTTTTGTCTAAAAATATAAGACCAATGGTTCTTATATACCTTACCTTTATATTTTCCGTGTTAGCATTTTTTGATGGTAACATAGGAGAGTTTTCAATAGCAGAAGATTATATACCTATATTCCAATCATTATTAATAACCGTGTATGGTGCTTACTTTGTGGGACGTACGTGGGAAAAAGGTAAAAAAATAAGTAATAATAAGTAAAGTTAAATAACTTAAATTAAATTAAATGTCAAATTCAATTACAGCTGAAGAGCTTAAAACTATTAAAGATCAACAAACAGAGTTAAGTACTGTTGTAAATCAGATTGGTCAATTAGAAGCAAACAAACATTCATTGCTTCATAAGATTGCTGGTATTAACGAAGGTATAGAAGATACTAAAAAACAACTAGAAGAAACGTACGGATCTATTAATATTAATTTAGAAGATGGTACGTATACTGAAATCGAAAAAGAAGATGAAGGTGAACTAGCTGTTGTTAAGGCAGAAGACTAATGAGTGCTGTTATAAGAAAAATCAGTATTGGTTCTGATTACAAAAACGACGCGATGCATTACGCTGTTGGCCAGCAAGTATATGGCGGTCACGAGATATCGCATATTTTGTTTGAAGATGAAGATGCTTCTTATAACATATTTATAAAGAAAAACAACGAGGTATTGCCATGGAAGAAGTTTAATTCTAACATGGCCGTATCTGTTGAATATGATTTAGAATATTAATGAGGAGTGTTTTTGATTTTATCGTCACGCCTGTTGAAAATAGGTATGACAATGAAGTTGATATAAATGGTGATAAACTTATAGTTAATTCTAGCATAGAAAACTTTAAGTTAATAAGTAGAAAAGCTATTGTTTTGTCTACACCATCAGCTTATTCAACACCGATAGAAGAAGGTGACGAAGTTATAATACACCACAATGTTTTTAGAAGATATTATAACCATCAAGGTAAAGAAGTTGATAGTAGCAAAACACTAAACGACAATCAATACCTATGCCAACTAGATCAAATATATCTTTACAAAAATATATATCAATGGAAACCTTTAGGCGAACATTGTTTTATAATGCCAATAAAAAACACAGACGACTGGTCACAAGAAGTTGAAGTGAAAAATAAAGGTATAGTAAAGATAGGTAATAAAACCTTAAAAACTTTAGGTATAAACGAAGGTGATCTTGTTGGATTTAAATCTAATAGAGAGTTTGAGTTTGTTATAAACAAACAAAGACTATACTGTATGCAATCAAATGATATTTTAGTTAAGTATGAGTTCAAAGGAAACGAGGAAGAATATAATCCAAGCTGGGCAAAGAGCAGTTGAGGAATTGATAAAGGTAGCTAAAGAACCTATAGTTGATTCTGATGATGACATATCTGCTGATAGGCTTAAGAACGCAGCTGCTACAAAGAAGCTTGCTATATTCGATGCGTTTGAAATACTTGCTAGAATAGAAGACGAAAAATCAATGCTTGACGGCGATGCTAAAGAAACTAAAGAAAAAAGTTTCAAAGGTTTTGCAGAAGGTAGATCAAGGTAATGTACGAGCAGTCTTTAGTTAAAACAATACAAGACCATATAAAACCTAAAGTTTTAAAAAGAAACAATAGGTATAAAAAATGGGAGTATGGTTATGATGTTGAACACGATATCGTAATTATAAGCAGAGACGGAACTATAGGTGAAATTGTAGAAATACAAAATCTTAAAATAGCTCTACCTGAACAGCCTGAAAATGTTTTTAGTATATCTAAAAAAACAGAAGAGCAAAAATGGGTTAAAGCAGAATACCCAAAAACATTATCTAAAATTAAAAGTGTTTTTGATTGGCAAAGATATCCTAATAGTTTTAAAGAAGAATGGTACGATTATATTGATGAAGAATTTAAAAGACGTGAACAAGGATATTGGTTCTATAATAAAGGTTTGGCTACTTACATTACTGGTTCTCACTATATGTTCTTGCAGTGGAGCAAGATTGATGTTGGGGCAGCAGATTATAGGGAATCAAATAGATTATTCTACATTTTCTGGGAAGCTTGCAAAGCAGACCAAAGATGTTATGGTATATGCTACCTCAAAAACAGAAGGTCTGGTTTCTCCTTTATGGCATCATCAGACACAGTTAACCAAGCTACAATTAGCTCAGACTCAAGATTCGGTATACTATCAAAATCAGGGGCTGATGCTAAAAAAATGTTTACCGACAAGGTAGTACCAATATCAATTAACTACCCTTTCTTTTTCCGTCCTATACAAGACGGTATGGATCGACCAAAAACAGAGTTAGCATATAGGGTACCTGCTTCTAAATTAACTCGTAGAAAATTAGATGAAGGTATTGCATCAGAAGAAATAGAAGGTCTTGATACAACTATTGACTGGAAAAACACAGGTGACAACAGCTATGATGGTGAAAAATTAAAGCTATTAGTACACGATGAATCTGGTAAGTGGGAAAGGCCTGATAATATATTAAACAACTGGCGTGTAACAAAAACCACGATGCGATTAGGTAGTAAGATCGTTGGTAAGTGTATGATGGGTTCAACTAGTAACGCACTTGAGAAAGGTGGTGGAAACTTTAAAAAATTGTACTATGCTTCAGATGTTACGCAAAGAAACCGCAATGGGCAGACTAGCTCAGGACTATATAGTTTGTTCATACCTATGGAATGGAACTACGAGGGATTCATTGATGCTTATGGCGTACCTGTATTCGACAAACCAAAAGACGCCGTTAGAGACCCACACGGAGACCTTATCACAACAGGTGTCATCGAACACTGGGAAAATGAAGTAGATGGCCTTAAAAATGACCAGGACGGTTTAAACGAATACTATCGTCAGTTTCCACGCACAGAGAAACACGCTTTCAGAGATGAGGCTAAGTTATCTTTATTTAATCTAACTAGGATATATGAGCAGATAGATTATAATGAAGATATGAGGAATAAAACCTTGGTTACTCAAGGCAACTTCCAATGGGCAGGAGGAGTGAAAGATACAACAGTTAATTTTATACCAGAAAACAACGGTAGGTTTTTAGTATCTTGGATTCCATCTGCAAAATTACAAAATCGTGTAATAATAAAAAATGGAGTTAAACACCCAGGTAACGAGCACATAGGTGCTTTTGGTTGTGACTCGTACGATATATCAGGTACAGTAGACAACAAAGGTTCTAAAGGATCTTTGCACGGTCTTACAAAGTTTAGTATGGAAGAGGCGCCTTTTAATATGTTCTTTTTAGAATATATATCAAGACCTCCTACTGCTGAGATATTCTTTGAAGACGTACTTATGGCATTACATTTTTATGGTATGCCAATACTAGCAGAGAATAACAAGCCAAGACTATTGTACTATTTAAAAAGAAGAGGTTATAGAAACTTCTCTATAAATAGACCTGATAAAACATTTAACAAGCTTTCAGTTGCAGAAAGAGAAATAGGTGGTATACCTAACTCAAGTGAAGATATCAAGCAAGCACACGCTGCTGCTATAGAATCTTATATAGAAGATCACGTAGGTTTAAAAGAAACTGAATACGGTCAAATGTATTTTCAACGCACACTCGAAGACTGGGCTAAGTTCAACATAAACAATAGAACAAAGTTCGATGCAACTATAAGTTCTGGTTTAGCTATAATGGCTTGCAACAAAAACAAATACTCACCAGTGGCTGAGATAAAAAAACAACCAGTGAATATTAATTTCAAAAAATATGACAACACCGGTTCTACTTCAAAAATAATAAAATAGATGGTTTATACTAATGTTAATAGTTCTTTTCCAAGTCAGGTAGTACCAGACGCAGAGAAAAATACTTATGATTACGGTTATCAAGTAGGTAGAGCTATTGAGAACGAATGGTTTAGAGGCGATAAAGGATTAGGTTCTGGTGGTCGTTTTGGTAATAGCTGGCAAGACTTTCACCGTCTTAGATTATATGCTAGAGGTGAGCAGTCAGTTGCTAAATATAAAGATGAGTTATCTATAAACGGTGATTTATCTTATTTAAATTTAGACTGGAAACCAGTAGCTGTATTATCTAAGTTTGTAGATATTGTAGTTAATGGTATGACTGATAAAGGTTATCAAATAAAATCTTTTGCCACAGATCCTTTTGCCGTAAAACAAAGAACAGCTCACGCTACAGCTATTGCTGAAGATGCTTTTGCTGCTTCAATGATTCAAAAAGCAAAACAACAAGCAGGTGTTGATTTAAAAAGAACCAATATACCCGAAGATCAACTACCAAAGACTAAAGAAGAGTTAGAACTTCACATGCAGCTTTCTTACAAGCAAGCTATAGAAATAGCTGAAGAAGAGCTTATTGAAAATATTTTTGATTATAATAAATACGAAGAAATTAAAAAACGTGTTGCTTATGATTTAACAGTTTTAGGTATTGGTGCTACTAAAACTAATTTTAATTTAGCTAATGGTATTACTGTTGAGTATGTAGATCCAGCAAATTTAGTTTATTCATATACAGAAGATCCTAATTTTGAAGATATATACTACGTTGGTGAAATGAAATCAATTAGTTTGCAAGAAGTTAAAAAGCTTTTTCCTTATTTAACTGATAGTGATTTAGAAGAAATAGAAAAATACCCTGGTGATGCTAATTACACGCGTAATTACTACGGGCAAGACGATCAGTATAGTCAAGTACAAGTTTTATTTTTTGAATATAAAACTTATAACAATCAAGTTTTTAAAATAAAAGAAACTGATCAAGGTTTAGAAAAAGCATTAGAAAAAGATGATTCTTTTAATCCTCCTGAAAATGCAGAAAATTACAATAAAGTACATAGAGCTATAGAAGTTTTATATAGTGGCGCTAAAATACTTGGCTACGAAAAAATGCTAAAATGGGAGCTTGCTGAAAATATGACACGTCCTTATAGCGATCAAACAAAAGTTCAAATGAACTATAGCATATCTGCTCCTAGAATGTACAAAGGTCGTATAGAAAGTATTGTGAGTAAATGTATAGGATTTGCTGATATGATCCAGCTTACACATTTGAAGATACAACAAGTACTATCTCGCATGGTTCCAGACGGAGTATTTGTGGATGTTGATGGTTTAGCAGAAGTTGATTTAGGTAATGGCACAAATTACAATCCGCAAGAAGCTTTGAACATGTACTTCCAAACAGGTAGTATTGTAGGTAGAAGCTTAACACAAGATGGTGATCCTAACAGAGGCAAAGTACCTATTCAAGAGCTACAAAGTTCTTCTGGCATGGCTAAAATACAAGCGCTAGTTCAAACGTATCAGTATTATCTTCAGATGATTAGAGACGTAACCGGGCTAAACGAAGCTAGAGACGGTAGTCAGCAAACTAAAGATTCGCTAGTTGGTTTACAAAAATTAGCCGCAGCAGCTTCTAACACGGCTACAAAACACGTTTTACAATCACTAATGTATTTAACTGTACGTAATGCTGAAAACATAAGTTTAAAAGCAGCTGATGCTTTAAGTTTTCCTTTGCTTAAAAATGCTTTAATGAATAGTATAAGCACGTTTAATGTTAATACTTTAGAGCAAATACAAAGTTTAAATATACATGAGTTTGGTATATTTTTAGAACTTGAGCCTGAAGAAGAAGACAAACAAGCATTAGAAAGAAATATTCAAATAGCTTTACAGTCTGGAGGAGTTGATCTTGAAGATGTAATAGATATTAGAGAAATATCTAATATTAAATTAGCTAACCAAATGCTTAAAATAAAACGTAAGCAAAAACAAGCTCGCGATCAACAAATTGCTCAAGCAAATATACAAGCTCAAGCACAAGCGAACGCACAAACAGCCGAACAAGCAACTCTAGCAGAAATGCAAAAGCAACAAGCTTTAGCTCAGACGGAATTACAAATAGAGCAAGGTAAATCTCAGTTTAAAATTCAACAAATGCAAACTGAAGCTGAAATTAAAAAGCAATTAATGGCTGAGAAGTTTAACTACGACATGCAACTAGCTAGGTTAGACATAGAAGCTCAAAAAGAAAAAGAAGATAAAATAGAAGATCGTAAAGACGAGCGTGCTAGAATTATAGGTACGCAGCAATCAGAAATGATATCACAACGTCAAAACGATGAACTACCTAAAAACTTCGAGTCATCTGGATTTGACTCACTAGGGGGATTTGGACTAGAACAGTTTGAGCCTCGTTGAAAATAAAATCCTTTAATTTTATACTATTATATTATGTCAGAACAAGTAAAACAAGAGGGAGAGTTTAAATTAAAAACCCCTTCAAAGCCTAAAAATTTAAGTGATAACACAGGTGAGCCTATTAAAGTTAACATGAAAGAACCTTTAGTAGAAGTAGAATCAAACATTACTAAAGTAGTGGTGCCAAAAGAAGAAGAAGATGC